TAGATGGTCATGGTGTAATAACAGCTGTTACAGATACATTAAATATTACTATAGAAATACTTGTAGATATGGGTTCAGCAACAGCATCAGCAGATTGGCAACTAGGAACTTTTTCAGATACAACAGGATTTCCAAAAGCTGTTACTTTTTTTGAACAACGATTAATTTATGGTGGAACAACATCATTTCCACAAACTATATTTGCATCTGAATCTGGTTTTTTTGACAATTTTGATGTAGGTGATAGTTCTGATGCAAAAGCATTTGTTTATACAATTGCAGCGAACAAAGTCAATGTAATAAGGTTTTTAGCACCAGCACGTGATTTAATTATAGGAACTGCTGGTGGTGAATTTATTGTAGGTAGACCAACAGGTGAACCTTTAAAACCTGGAAATGTAAATATCACACAACAAACAACATATGGAACACATACAACACAACCTGTGCAAATCGGAAACACTGTGTTGTTTGTGCAAAGACAAAAACGTAAGCTTAGAGAATTAGGATATAATTTTGGTGACGATGCATATGTAGCACCAGATTTAACACTGCTTTCAGAACATATAACAGAAGGTGGCATCGTAGATGTAGACTATGCACAAGAACCTGATTCTATTTATTGGGCAGTTAGAAACGATGGTGTTTTACTTGGTATGACATATTTAAGAACACAAGACATTGTTGCATGGCACAAACACACTTTAGGTGGTACAAGTGCAGCAGTTAAATCAGTTTCTACTATTGCAGAAGCAGACGAGCAAGAAACATATTTAATAGTAAGTCGTACAATAAACAGTGCTACAAAACAATATGTAGAATATTTAGACAGTACACTAAATCAAGATTCTGCTTTGTCAGGAACAGTTACAGGTTCGTCTACAAGTGTAACAGGACTAGACCATCTAGAAGGTGAAACAGTGCAAATACTTATAGATGATGCAGTTTATCCTACACAGACTGTAACCAATGGAGCAATCACTGTAAGTTTGCCTAGCAGCTTTGGTTCTAAAACTATAGAGATAGGTTTAGGATTTACTTCTACAATAAAAACAATGAAACCAGAGGCTGGTTCACAAGCAGGTACTGCACAAGGCCGAAAAAAAAGGTATAATGAAGTTAGCGTGCGATTATTAAATAGTGTTGGTGTAACAATTAATGGCGACCAATTACCTTTTAGAACATCAGCAGATGAAATGGGTGAGCCAATACCAGCATTTACAGGAGATAAAAGAGTTACTAATCTTGGATGGGATAGAGAAGGACAAATAACAATACAACAAACTCAACCCTTGCCTTTAACTGTATTAAGTATAACAGGCACATTAGTAACTAGTGATTAGTATGGAGGTGTTATCATAGACCCAGCAACAGCGATGCTCATAGCCACAGGTGTATCTGCAGGCTTTTCATTACTAGGAATGTATCAAAGCTATAATACAGCAAAGACAAATGCTAGATTTATAGAAAAACAAAACCAATACAATGCAGAACTAGAAAAACAAGCACAGATAGCAAGTGCATTAGCATTATCACAAAGAAGACAAGCAAGTCTAGGAGTTAGAGGTGTAACAGGAACTGGCTCAGAACTCTACATTGAAAATGAAAACTCTAAAATTTTACGTGAAAACATAGCAGCAATAACTAAAAGAGCAGTGTTTGCAAATGCAGGAGTAGGCCTTCAAAAATTTACAGCACAACAAAATGCGATTTATGGTGGAGCAATGAATGTAACAAATTCAATTATGTCTTACCAGCAATTTAGACAACAAAAAGATTTAGCAGAAAAAGGATTATTAGATTAAATGAAAGTACCTAAATTACAGAAACAATACTTACCAATACAAAGTGGTATAGGTATACAATCAGGTGACCCTGGAGCATTTACTGCAGGCATAGGACAACTTGGTCAAAAAATAGCTGATGTCTTAGGACAACAATATAATATAAAACTTAGCAAGCAAAATAGAGTTAGAATAGATGGTGAAAAATTACAAGCAAAAACAGAATTTTATAATTTAAATGACCAATATAAAGAGGATTTAAAAGCTAAAACTTTAGGAACTTTAAATCCAAATGAATATCAAGGAATATATGAAAAAAGAGTAAATAAGTTTTTAAAAGATTCTACAAAAAAATATCACTCACAAACAATGGCAGAAGTGCAAGGTGAATTAATGTGGGAATCACGTTTAGTATATGATGAAATAAGAGATATTACATCATCATTGCAACAAACAAAAAATAAAGATTTATTTATAAATGAAACTGTACCTAGTTATAGAAAAAGATATAATGAAAAATCAACAGCAGGTGGTATTAATGCTGACTTTCAAAGTTTTATTATTGATTTAAATGCTATGAAAAACAGTTTGTCAGCAGAAGAATTTGATAAATTGCTAGAAAATAATAGATATGAAGCTAATAAAGCATTATTAAGTTTAAACATAAAAACAAAAATGCGAGAAGAATTAAAGCTAGAAAATGTTTCTGAATCTCTTATCAACGATAGAATGGATGAAGGAATAAGTTTGTTAAAAATGATAGAAGAATTAGAAACTAATGGTATAACAACATTAGATACAAAAGAAAAATTATCACCAGACAATCCTGTTGTTAAAAATATGATAGACGATATCACAGAAGAATTAGATGCTTACAATAAAGCTACTGAAAAACAAGGAAAATTTAAAGTAAATCAGGCAAAAAAAATTATTCCTGATTTGATAGACCAATACGACAAAGCAGAATCATATGACGATATGAAAAGAATTAGTCAAGAAATTGATGATGCAATGAATGACTTGCCTTTAGAAGAGAGAGCTAAATATGATAAGCTTGTTAAAAATGAAGTTGCAGAAACTGAAAGGTCAATAAAACTTTATAGATTATTGTTAGATTCTGCAAATCAAGGTTTATACGATGATTATTTTCACGATAAAGTTTTAGATTATGTAGATATGGATATGCTTACAAAAGCACATGCAACAGAAATAATTTCTGCTGGTAAAAGCAAAAAAGAACTTTTAGATAAAACGATAAACGATGTTGTTCTTAAAAACAATTTAAAAATTTTATTAACTGAATTAAATGGTTCACAAGAAATGATTGATGTAATAACTACTTCAAAAATGCAAGGCCAATCTAGACTAATTGCATTAGAAAGCATGAAAGAATCTATGAGTTCTAAATATAATCAAAAAGCAGGAGATGCTATACAAATTTATTTAGAAACAATAGAAGCAGGAATGAAACAAGGATTTACTATGGATGAAATTCTTTCTAACAAATTAAACGTAGGTGGTGAAAGCACAGGAAATTTAGTAAAAGATATTGTAAATTTTGTTAAAAGTGATGCATATACTAAAGGAGTTGACAATGCTAAAAGCAGAGCTAACATTGTCCAAGATATTAAAAACGAACTAACACAAAATCAAAACTTAGTAGTAGTAAATGGAAATCCTGCATATCTTTCAGATGCGCAAGCTCTTGGATATTATTTTTCTAAAAAACTTGATATTGCAAATACTGAGTTTGATAACCAATGGAGAGAAAGAAGGACAATAGGAACTAGTCAGCAAACACAACCTGATGGAACAATTGTAGAATATCCTGTATATGAATCTATTGTTGAATATAGTAAAAGACAAGACTTATACAAATTGGCTAAAAATGCAAGATTAAATTTAACTCCTAAAGAATTTACAAAATTAGGTCAAGCTTTAGGTTTTGATGATGCAAATGTTAAAGCTGTTGCAACAGAAATTTATAAAGTACCTGGTCAAAAACCAATACAAAAACAAGAAGAAGATAAAAGTGATAGAGTTACAGACGTAAAAAAAGAAGCTATAAATATACACAAAAATAAAATGAGTGAACAGGATAAAGAAAAATATGGCGTTGAATAACACTATACCTACAAGAACAGAATTGATGCAAGCTGGTTACGATGTAAAAACAGTAGATAGTATTATAGGAAACCGTAATACTCTTTTAAAAAAACAAGGATTTAGTGAACATGATATAAATGTTTATGATGGTGTTTATCCTAGAGATAAAGAACTTATACCTTCTTTAATGTTTGCTTTTGATAATAAATTTAATCTTACAAAAAATGAATACGAAAATAGCAAAAACAATCCTGAAATATTGTCACAATTAATAGACGAAAAAGCAAAATCATTTAATAATTATTACGAAAAGCTTTATACAAATGATAAGAATTTTACTAAATTAGCTACAGATGGTTTGCTAAATTTACAAAAACAAAAACCCTTTAAAACCCCAGATTTGTTACAACAAAATTTAATAAATCCTGACGGCACAAATATAGCAGATTATTTAGGAACAAATAATATTGGCTTATATGATTATGATATAGGTAAACCTGTTTATGATTATTTGTTTTCACGATACCCTGATTTTACACAAGAAAACAAAGATAATTTGCACTATCTACTTAGCCGTATAGCTTCTAATGAAAGCAACACTACTATGAAATATGATGCAGATAAAAATAGAGGTGGAGCTTTCGGATATGATACAAAAAATGAAATTACTGCACCTAATAGTTTTCGTGGTGCATTAACTTTGTTGCAAAGACAATATGATAGAGATAATGACCCTGTTCCATTTTGGGTGTTAGATGCATTAAAACACAATAATCCAACAAGATTAAGTCCAGCTCAAGAAATAGAATTGCAAACAGCAATATATAATAGTGTGCCTGCCAAAATGAGATTAGGAATAGCTAAAGGTAACAAAGAAGTCATGTTAGATTATTACAGAATTTATGTAAATGACAATAAACAAAAAGTTGAAGAATTTGCAAAACTATTAGAACAAAACGATAACGTAGTACCTGTTGGTTTTGATTTACCATATTTTAGTGATACTGATTATTCAGTACAAAATACTTTTTTAGAGCCTTATGCAGATAGAGTTAAAAACTTTTTTGGTGGCCAAGGTTATAATGCTATCTTAGGAAATGGTAGTTTAAATCATAGTTACATTGGAAGAGGCATAGATTATGCAAGATTTCATTTTGGCTATATGAGTAAAGATGAAGCAATGAATAGAATTGCTGTTGCTGATTCAATTCATCAAAGTCGTAGCAATGGTTTTAATTCTTTTATGCATGAACTTGTTACTTTCGGACTTAATTATCCAACATATTCTGGATTCGGCAGACTTTTTGCTGCAGGCACAAGTTTTACAAAAATGCCTTTAATTCAATCAATTATAGGTGGAGCTGGTAGTTTTGTAGGACCAGAACTTATGCACCAACCAATACTTGCTGCTCTTAGAGATGGTCAAAAAATAAACAACTTAGAACAATTAAATGATTATTTGTGGTCTAATGAAGCATTGCAAGTATATATGGATTCAGCAGTTTTAGGTTCAGTAACTGCAGGTAGTGCAATAATGTTTAGACGAGCCAATAGTCAATTGTTAGCAAATCAAATAGCAAAAAATTACAACAAAAATAATTTTTTAATGTGGGGTGGAGCTTTAGGAAAAACAGAAGCTGCAGGTTCTATATTTGGATTAGGAACAGGTATGTCTGTTTTAGATTATTACCATACAGGTGAATTTAATTTTCAAGACAATTATCTTTCTGCAAGTGCATTTGTTGGTGCTGTAGGTCTTTCTAAATATGCATTTCGTAATTTTAAATCAATGTTTGAAACAAATAAAATAAGAGATGACCATTTTAAAGAAGGAACACTTGCAAATGATTTCTTAAAAACTGGATATAAAGACCCAGCTACTGTTGCTGGTGAAAATACTTTTGATTTATACATGAAACTTAAGAAAGGTGTAAATGTAATAATTCCTAAAAAATTTAAAATTAATGAAGAAATTACAGGCAATAGTAAAGTTGTAAACGAAAAAGAACAAAACGGAACAATCTTGTTAGAAACTGAAAGTCCTTCTGGTGCAAAAAATATTGAATTAGCAGAAAATGTTTTGAAAGATAATGTAGATTCAAATCTTAGATATAATGAAGAAAAACAAAAGTATGAAAACATACTAGAATCTGAACCACGTGAATATAAGATAAATCAAACAGACACAGAAAAATTGTCATTTAATAATGAAAGACCTAATTTACAACGAAATTATTCTTTATCGTTTGTAAAAAATGCATTAGAAGAAGTAGTAAGACATTATGGAACTACGACTGACACAGTTTTATTGCTAGCAAAAGATTATCCAGAATTTAATGAGTATATTGCAGAATCAGGAATTATGCCTGTACCTGATGTTGAAAAAAATTTAAAATATTGGAAACAAGATACTGAATACGATAAAACAAAAGTATTTGGTACAAGCTTTGAAACAACTATTGACCAACACAACCAGGTAATATCAAATATTTTTAATTCAAAAAAAAATCAGTTTCAAGAATTAAATTTAAATGTTGACACAGGTTCAATTGCTATTTTTAAAACAGCAGATATGTATGTTGGATTGCCGTCAAAATTATACAAAATATTGTCAAATCCTAAAAATTTAAAAGGTGATGAGGAGTATGACAAACCATCTATGGTATTTCATCCTAAAAGAGGAATGGATTTAAATGATGTAAGAGAGTTTATGTATAGTACAGATGTGCAAGAAATTGGTCGTTTAATTTTTATAGACAAAGATGGTAAGGTTCTAGCTAGTGTAAAACCTTTAAATGTAGCACGTTATGCACAATTAATAGAAAAAGCTAAAAAAGAATATAAAAGAGATGATGAAGCTATAATTATTAAAGATACAGGTTTAAAAAATGGTGGAACACCACATGAACCTCATGTTTTAATTGAATCAGTATTTGATGAAAAAACAGTAAATTCTATATATAATCAAAAAACAGGGTTAGACTATATAGATGCATCTATGATAGTTTTAGCTGTTACTGGTAAAAAAATACAAAACATACCAACTGGGTCTTATGGTCATTATGACCCTACTGATAACACTGTAAACATAAGTCCTATAAAACATGTAAGTGCTTTAAAATTTGGCACTGGAGAGTCAACTGAAAAGATAGGTGGATTTATTGGAAAACAATTGCCTGGTTTTGCTTACACTATAAGTCAAGCTATTACAGCTTTTCACGAAATAGGTCACATGGAACAAGGAAATGCAGATGGTTTTACACCAAGTAGTTATGGGTACGAAAGTTGGGGGGAGTTTATCAAAGCTTATGGAGTTGAAACAACTTTCGGAGGAGCAAAAGCTATTGATTTGCCGTTTGATTTTACAGTAGAAGAATTTAGAAATAGAGCAGCTAAATGGGAAGAAGGATTTAAAGCAATAGAAAGAATGGATGCTGATGCTTTATACAAACTTTTTGGTACAGGAAATATTATTGGTAATTTAACAAAAGCAAAAGGTTTTATATATAATGCTATTAACAAAAAAACTGGAGAAATAAAAGGAGTATTAGATAAAACAATTTTAGATGCATTATATGAAGAAGCACTAGCAGATGCAAAAATAGCTGAAAAAGAATGGCAAAAAGAAATTGATGCTATGGGTCTTCAAATTACACCAAAAGACATTTTATCTGTTTGGAATAAAACTAATGCAAGAGATTTTTTACCACCTGAATTATATGACAAAATAGCAAGAGCTGATGAAGCATTAAAAAAAGAAATTATTAAACAAGCAATGAAAGGCATTATACATGATGATTTAAAAGTAATAGTTGATTTAATAAATGATGTAGAAATAACAAAACCTGATTTTGCAGCACAAGCTAAAAAAAGATTTGCAGAAGCTGTGCAAAGAGAAATGAATCGCAGAGGAATGGTTACATTAGAACAAATTACAAATGAAATTGCAGATATAAGTTTAATTATAAGACCTGTTACTATGTTTACAAACATTACTCGTTCGAAAATGGGATATGTAAAAGTAACTAAAGAATCTTTTATGAAAATAATTAAAATGAATGAAAAAGAAATTGCAAAAGAAATAGAGAAAGTCAAAAAAAAGATTGCAGCAGCACCAGGAGCAGAGACAACAGCAAATCTAACTAATTATGAAAAATATTTAAATGCGTTTGACGCTGAAGAGTTATCATATAGACGTAATAGTGCAGAAATGTATGCTGACTTTATGAGCGCACTTTTAGCACATCCAGAACTTGTTAAAGATAGAGCGCCTAATGCTCTAGAATTATTCCATAATTTTATGGACGAACGACCAGCTTTTAAAAAGATTTATACAGAAATATTAAATCAATTAAATGCAGGAACTAATGCTAGAGCAGATGCTGCTATTAAATTTATGGCTGACGATATTAAAAAAGAATCTGACAATGCTATATCAAGACTTAGCAAAAGAACAAAATCATTAATATTAGACCCATTAAGCAACAATTTTATAGATTTAGCAAAACAAATTTTTGTATCAAAAGAAGCTTACATAAATGCAAGAACAGATAGTTATAGACCATCTTTAACAAATGGTATAGCAAGTTGGAAAAATACTGAACTTTCACCAACAGGAAAACCTACTGGTCGTTATGTAGGACTTAGTGAAGCAGAAAGAGTACAGGCTAAAATAGATGATTACAAAATGTTTGGGTCAACTGCCGAAGCATATCAAATGGACACGTTAAACAATGTAGTTAATCCTGCAAAAGAATATCTTGCAGAAAAAGGTAAACCCTATGATTATTTTTCTGTCCTTATAATAGCTAACAGATTACACTCTCTTAAAAAAACTGGAGAAAAAGATATTGAATCTCCTTATAAGTTAATATCAGAAGATGAATATTTTGTAAACTTAGAAAAAGCTCAAGAACAAGTAGAAGCTCTCGAAAATAAAGAAGATGCAGAATATGAATTACAACAAGCTAAAGAAAAATTAAATGTTTTAAAAGGTTTAGAAAAATATATAAATCAATTTAGAACTATAGAAGATTTGAAAACACATTTTGATGAAAACTATCCAGAATTAAATAAGATTGCGGAAGTTTTTTATACACAAAATCGTGAATTTATGAGAAATGCTTTTAGTCATGGTGCAACTGAATCTATAACTAGAGAACAATATGATATGTTTATAGAAAAAGCACCTATAAAATTTTATGCTACATTAAAACCAGTAGATAAAATATATGATGCAATAGCTGGTCATGATTATACTGGAAGTTTTGGTGGTAGTAAACTTGACACAGCTTTTCACGAAGGTTTTTTTAATACACCTTTAGACCCTGTTTTTGCAACAGTACAAAAATTATCTGTTATTGGTGCAAGAGAAAAACGTAATCAAGCACTTCTTTCAATGATAGGAAAACCTATTGATGGAGAATATATGTCAGAACGTATTCCTACATCTTCTATAAATTACAAAGAAGATATAGATATGTGGAAAGCATTAGATAACACAGCAGGATTTTTTATACAATATGCAGATGTGTTTCAATATTATGATTCATGGCATAGCATGACTATACCTTTTGATACTAGTGGTCTTACAAAAGAAGAATTAAAAGAATATAATGAACACAATCCTAAAAACACACGTGAACACATAGAGTTTGTACGAAAATTTTCTAAAAAATTATTTAAAGAAAAATTAGCTCGACCATCAGCAGTGCCAGTAGAATATAAAGGAAAAGTAGTAGAGCAAACTAAAAGATTTGTAGTATCTGGAATGAGTAGGTATGCAATTTATTCTGGTAAAGGCAGTGGAGATGTTCGCAAAATAGTTGATGTAATAACAAGAGAGGAATTAACTAAGGAAGAATATGTTGAATTAGTTGCAGAAAAAAATGAAGAACTAGCTGAGTTTTACGAAAAATATAAAAAAGCTCCTAAAAGAAAAAGAGTGCCTATAGGTTTTTATTCAAAGAAACAATTTGGAATTGTAAGGCCAGAAATTAGAATTAGCTATGAAGACTTTAATCCAAGAGCAGAAATAAAAAATAGAAAAGAAATGGAAAAAAAAGGTTATGTATTAGAAGGAGCGCCAATGCTACCTAGAGTATCACGTAAAATACGTATTGGTAGAAGAACAATAACAGTAGAAACAAATGAAATAGATAGAGCAGGATATTCTAGACCTGAATATCGTTGGGTAAATGAATTTATGTCATTAGACCCTATTGAACTTAAATTAATTTCCAAATTTGTGTTAAGCAGTGTTAGTTTAGTAAAACAAGGTTATACAGGTGCAAACCCTGCGTTTTGGTGGACAAACATAATGATGGACGTAGGAACTGTGTTACAAAATACAGATGTTAAATTAGTAAATTTATCAATAAAAAAATGGAAAGATGGGTTGCCACCTGACCAAAAAAGATTAATGACTGTTTTTGGACGAGATGTATCTTTTGGATATAGTCTTGTTACTGCAATGGTAGAATCAATAAAACAATCTAGATATCTTTATGCTAAACAAGAAAATTTAGATGCAATAAGTAAATGGATGTATCAATCTGCTGTTGTTCTTGCTAGAAAAGATAGAAGTAATTTTGCACAAACTTATACAGATGCATTACCTAAAGAAGTTGTTAAAGATATAGAAGATTTAACAAAAGACCCTAAAGATTATGTAGATTTTATCAAAGACCCTGTTACTCGTTCTGCACAACAGTTTACTGCAGCATGGAATGTTTTAAGTCAAATTGGTAAAGCAACAGAGTTTGTAACTAGAAATGCGGTGGCTCGTTATAAAATAAATCAAAAACAAGCAGGCAAGTTAAATCAATCACAAAGACAAATAGCACAACTAGTAAGACGACAAATTGTTGATTTTACACAGGGAGGAAATCCTCTATTAGAAATACCGTTTCTTTTTTATAGAGCTACAGTAGCTGGTTTTTATGCAGTAGGTAAAAGTGAAAAAAGGTCTAGGCAAGAAGACCCTAGACAAAAATGGTACAAAAGAAATTTTTGGCAAGCAACTTGGAAATATGCAGCAACATTTGAATTACTAAGAGCGCTTGGACTATTTGGTTTTATGGGCGAAGAAGTAGAAAAAATGATGAAAGCTGTTAAAAAATACGATGATATATTTTATTGGATTGTACCTATTGGAAAAGAGCAAGTAAATACAACTGAAACAGCAGCGTTAGGATTTAATGCATATAGACCTATATATTTTACTTTTAGAAAATCACCATCAGTTTCTGTTCAATCAGAAATTTTAAGAAATCTAATTTCTCCAGTTATTAAAGAAGCAAGATACAGTATTTTAGCTCCTTTACAAGATGCTGTGGGTGTAAAAAGAGATACCCCTATTACAAGAGGTGACTCAGATTGGCTTACATCAGAAAGTGGAACAGATTTTAAAAACGTTGTAACAAGAAATGTACCATCAGAATCTGGTGCATATGAAATGGTTGGTGATTTAATTAGTATAGTTCTGCAAGACCAAATAGAAAATCCTTTTAATGGTATAGGCATGATTGACCCTGATGTTATAAAAGGAATGAAATCAGAAAATGCGTTTCAACCAAATATAAGTGAGTATAGACCTTTTGCATCTATAGTTGGTCCTTTAGATTTAGGAAGAGTTCATAAAGAATATTACAAACAAGCTCTTGCTAGTTTTTGGAACAAATATGTTTCATCAACAATGTTAACATTTAAAGCTGATATAGGCGAAACAAAAGATAAACCAGAAGGTGCTGTGTCTAAATATACAGAAAGTATTTTTGGAAGAGTGACTGGTATCAATAGATTTCTAAGAGTAGGAAATGTTATGGGAGAAAGAGAAGCATCAACTGATATTAAAAATTATGATAATTCAAAAGCTTTAGATAGAGCAAATGAAAGAATATTGTTAGATAAGTTATATTCTGGAAATGATTTAACAGAAGAGGAAGCTAACGAATTAGATGTATATTTACTACAAAACAAAAACAATACAAACTTTAGAATTATGATTAAAAATAGTTTATATAACAATGGTAATTACACATATTTCTTAGACAAATATTATAATGCCCAAAGTAAAGCTAAAAGAAGGTATTTTTTAGAAAGAATAATAGAATCTAATAAAGGATATAATATGGACTATAGTAAAGAAAAAGAACGTGAAAAGGCAGAAAAAGAACTAAATACTAATAAAGAAACTACAAAACCTAAAGAAGAGGAATATGAGTTTATACCAGAAAGTTTAAGATAAATGTGATATAATAATGGAGAATAACAATGGCAGTAGCAACAACAATTATTAAAAATAGTTACAGTGGAGATGGCAGTCAAACTACCTTTGCGTATGCTTTTAAAATATCTGCAGATGCAGATTTAGAAGTTATTATAAGGTCTGCAGCAGGTACAGAAACTGTTAAAACACTTACGACACATTATACAGTAACTGGTGCAGGAGAAGCATCAGGGGGTAATGTAGTATTTACTGCAGGAAATATACCTACAGCTACTGAAACAGTAGTTATTAGAAGGTCTACAACTCAAACACAAACACTTGACTTAGTAGAAAACGACCCGTTTACAGCAGATTCTGTAGAAGGTGCATTTGATAAAAACCTATCAATAGCACAAGAACTTCAAGAACAAATAGATAGAAGCATAAAAATTTCCAGAACAAATACTATGACCTCTACCGACTTTACCACATCTGCAAGTGATAGAGCAAGTAAAATTCTTGCCTTTGATACAAGTGGTGAGATATCAGTAACACAAGAATTAGGCACATATAAAGGTACAGATACTACTGTTATAACAGAGGCCTATGTGCAAAGAGATATAATTAAATCTACAACAGCAGGACAACTTAATAATGTATATATTTGTGTAGCAGATGCAGTTGTAGGAGATTCTTTAACAGATACAGACCATTTTGAATTATTAATAGATGCTGTAAGTGCAGCAACAAGTGCTACAAACGCAGCTAGTTCTGCCTCAGCAGCAGCAACCTCAGCTACAAACGCTGCAACATCTGCTTCAAATGCCTCAACTTCAGAAACCAACGCAGCTACATCAGAAACAAACGCAGGTACAAGCGCAACAAATGCAGCATCTAGTGCAACTGCAGCAGCATCAAGTGCGACTTCTGCTGCAAGTAGTGCAACGACAGCTACAACTAAGGCATCAGAAGCATCAACATCAGCAACTAATGCTGCTACAAGTGAAACTAATGCTGGAACATCAGCAACTAATGCAAGTAATTCAGCTACAGCAGCAGCAACATCAGAAACAAATGCTGCCAACTCAGCGACAGCAGCAGCAACTAGTGCAACTAATGCCTCTAATAGTGCGACAGCTGCAGCTACAAGTGCGACAAATGCTGGGACTTCTGAAACCAATGCAGCGACTTCTGCTACTAATGCCGCTACTTCTGCTACTAATGCAGCGACTAGTGAAACAAATGCAGCAGCAAGTTATGATAACTTTGATGATAGATATTTAGGAAGTAAAACTTCTGACCCAACACTAGATAATGATGGCGATGCTCTGGTTACAGGTGCATTATATTTTAATAGTTCATCGAATGAAATGAAAGTGTATGGCGGCTCTTCATGGGCAGCCGTAGCACCCACTGCAACAAGTGCAAGTGATATTACAACAGGTACACTAGCTGATGCAAGACTTAGTTCAAATGTAACATTAAATGATGGCACACAAACACTTACAAACAAGACACTTACAACACCTGTTATATCTTCTATTTCAAACACAGGTACAGTAACTTTACCAACAGCTACAGACACATTAGTCGGTAGAGCAACAACTGATACTCTAACAAACAAGACAATAGATTCAGCCACAATTACAAAACACGTGCAAGAAACTGCGACAGTATCAGCTACTGCAGCAACTGGCACAATAAATTATGATGTAAAAACACAATCAATTTTATATTACACAACAAACGCATCTGGCAACTTTACAGTAAATGTAAGAGGAGATGGTAGTACAAGTCTTGATAGTATTATGGATACAGGAGATGTTATTACTGTCGTATTTTTAGTCACCAATGGTGGTACAGCATACTATAACAATACTTTTCAAATAGATGGTAGTGGTGTTACACCAGAATGGCAAGGTGGTTCAGCACCTAGTGGTGGCAATACTAACAGTATAGATGCTTATACATATTCAATAATTAAAACAGGGAGTGCTACGTTTACTGCCTTGGCAGCTCAAACACAATACGCATAATGCCAATAATAGGTTCAATAGGCTCAGCAAGTGCAAGTGGCTTTGGCCAACGAGCAGCTGCAGGTATACCAAATGTAACACCTGGAAACCAATCATTTACAGCTAACGGAACATTCACACTACAAACTGGTGTCTACTACAACAACCTTATCTTCCGTGTATACGGAGCAGGTGGGGGTGGTGGAGAAGGTAGGTATGGTGATATTAAATTTCCAGCTGATGGTAATGATGGCTTTGCAGGAACGGCATCAAGTGTAGCTAAATCTGGCATTACAACTATACAAGGTAATGGTGGTGGTGCTGGTACAGGTGCAACTGGGGGTGCTGCTCCTGGTGGTGCAGGTGGAACTGCAAGTGGTGGAGATACAAACACTACTGGTTCTGCTGGTGGCGATGGTTTAGCTGGAATACCTACTTATGCTCCTGGAGCAGGTGGCGACCCAGGTGGTACAGGTGAAACTGGTTATAACTCATCACGAGGTGGTGGGGGAGCAGGTGGAGCAGGTACTGGTTCAGCACCAGCTGGTGGCGCAGGTGGCGGCGGCGGTGGCTTTGCCAAAAAAACTTTCTCTGCCTTTGAAGGAGATGGCGCAAGTTATACAGTAACCATAGGTTCAGGTGGAGCTGGTGGTTCTGGTGGTAATGGCTCACCTGATGGTACACCTGGTGAAGGTGGATTTGTTTATGTGGAGTGGAATTAATGAGAAAATGTGCAGTAACTGAAAATGGAATAATACAAAGAGTTATTAATTGTGACATGGAAACTTGTCCAGAAAATCATACTTGTATGAATGATGCAGACCCACACCATATTACAACAGACGAAGCACAAACAGCTTATGATTTATTTAAAACAGTTAGTTATTTTCCTGGACTTAAAGCTGCCGATGAGTGTAACAATTTAACAGTTGTATATGATTCAACTATACCTATGGTATGGCATTACAGTATACACAGAGCTGGTGAAAATTTTAAAGGAACAGGATATACATTAGATGTAGACGCAGTGTCTATAGGATGTGTAACAGGGGATAACTCTGGCACAGCACATACAACAGCTACTATTAACCTTATGAACTGGTTTAGAGATAGTTGGAATATCCCTATAACCCTGTGTGAGCCACCTAAATCCAACACTTTAGTACAAGCATGGTGTAAAAACTCGCTTGGTTTTACAGATACAGGTACACTATATACTAGTGGAGAATATGAATTTTATATATACAGGAGAACAAACTAATGAGTGTTATCGATAATATATTAGAAAGATTAGAAGACATAGAAACTCGTTTGTTAGAAATAGAAGATGCATTACGCATAACTGAGCCAGAAGAAGACATAGAAGGTGAAGAAGTAGAATATCCTGATTGTGATTGTGAAGATGTTTGTGAGGAATGTGATGCCAAATATGATGTCCAATAACGAGCTTACTGTAGAGATGGAGCGTATCAAAGGTGATATGCGTCTTATACAGAAGTCGATAGAAACCATAGAGAAAAATCATTTAAAACATATAGAGAATGATGTAGCAGCAATTAAAAAAGTTTTATGGACTGTAGCCGTTATTGCAGGTACACAAATGATTATTGTAATTAGAGAATTAATGTTGAGAGGTTTATAATGTTTGGAATATTCGGAAGTGTAATATCTACAGCAGTAAATGTTTTTCAACAAAGACAAGAAACAAAACGCTTTGAAGCTATGGCAGAAAGAAACCATATGTATCGCATGGCACAAGGTGAAATAGAATATCAAGCACAAGTAAGAGCAGATAATAATAATGGATGGAAAGACGAGTTTGTTCTCGTGATTGTATCACTACCAATCTTGGTACTGGCATATGCAGTATTTTTTGGGGATGCAGATATGAAAGGTAAACTAGATTTATTCTTTGCATATTTTAACGGATTACCACAATGGTATCAATGGTTACTCATAGGTATCTTCGGAGCTATATATGGACTTAAACCAGCAGCAGGTATGTTTGGCAAGAAATGAGAATACTGTCAATAATTTTAATTATACTGGGTACGTGTGCCTGGTTGTACGGGTGGATAGCTCATGCAGATGATAACAGCACTTCTACACAAACTAATACAAGTGGTTCTAATACTTCCATTTCTGGTGGTTATACTTCCACTACTACTAATTCATATAGCGGTGGTCAAAGTAATACAACTACTAACACGACTACCAATTCTACAGAAACTCAGAAAATACCTGTAGGCTCTGCAATAGCACCTTCAATGAGTTCTTATTCACAAGACCTATGTGTAGTAGGAGTTAGTGGTGGTGTGCAAGTAACAGGATTTGGGGTAGCTGGTGGTACATATGTAACTGACGAGAATTGTGAAAGGATGAAACTATCAAAGCTCTTATACGATTTTAATATGCGAGTTGCATCAATCGCAATTCTCTGTCAGGACGATAGAGTGTTTAGTGCTATGGAACACGCTGGAACTCCTTGCCCGTTTGAAGGCCAAATAGCAGAGGCAGCTAAAGCACAATGGAAGAAGTATGATATAGAGAGACCAGACTATGATAAGTATGTAGAAAAATTAAAAAGGAGAGCAGCTATAGATAACAAAAAACAATTTGTTCCTATAGACACACAATACGACTTGTATGGAGATGATGATTAAATGTTTATACTTGTCCTTAATACTATTCTTGATAGCATGGGCAGTTCAAGCATACGACCAGACAACAGACAACTTACTAAGTCCGAACTTTACAGATGGTTCTTGGACAGGAACAAATCAAACAAGTAGACATGGTGATGACACAATTGCTGGTATAGATGGCAAGTATGTGGAATCATCTATAAACCTTAATGACTATTTAACAAAAGAAGAAATCAATGGTGGATTCAGTTCTACATTAGGAGCTGACATTTGGTTTTGGAATACAACAGAACAGAATGTTATAATGAAACAAACATTGGTAAATGACAATGGGATTAGTATTACTCAGCAAAGACAAATCTCTGGAGACTGCATTAATTATAATGGTTGTACTTATGATACTTATACTGATACTATTATTGTGGGTGGAAACAGTCAGCAAGACTACAAAATAACAGCTAGGTTTGAGTTTAACGAATCAACTGGTAGTCCATATCACAATGCTGCTGATTTGAAAAATCCTAGCCTTACAGTAAGCTATTATGAAAACTTTACAAAACCAGAACCCATAGAGTTAGACACAAAGTGGAAAGATACATTGGAGGAAGAATACAAGATGGATTATGTTGTAGAAGAATTTAAATTAGATGATTTTATGTTCTTGAAAGAGGACACAGAAATGTTTATATTAGAAGAAACTACAGAAGAATTTGACAAAGAGTTTGAGGAAGTAGAAATCTTACAAGCATTTGGAGGACCAGAAATTGTTGAAGAGCCAAAGGAACAAGAGGATAAAGAGATTGATAGCACAGTCGCAATACAAGATGACACCTTGGAGGAGGTCATGGAAGACGAACCTAAACAAACTGAAGAAACCTTTGTGGCGACAGATGGACAGCAACTTGAGAGTGAACCATCTAGTAACGAGCAAGTGGCAGTAGATGTCCAAGATGTGCAGACACAGGTAGCAGTTAAAATAAAAGCTATAGACAAACAACTTGCAGCTACAAATATAATGGGTGCGCAACTAATAGAGGCACAACAAGTTGATTTGTCTAGCTACAATAAAAGCTACACAGACAATAGAAAGATATATGAAGGTAATACTTATGAGGATTTTAGGACACTTGATGAGTACAGTAAAAAGATTTATAATGATAGTACAAAATTTGTAGCTATATCTATGAATGACCCTGTAAGAAAGTATCAGGAAAAACTTAGAGATGCTACAATAAAAAGACAAATGGCTGAAAGAGAATTAAGACAGCTAAGAGGTTACTGATGGATATAATGGAAACACTTAAAAAATACATAGCCCTTGTAGGTATCGTGACTACTATAGGTGGAGGATTTTATGCCTGGGGTGTATTTAATAATAGACTTGACGAACTAGAACAATCTACTAATACTAAAACTGTTAAAAGTATGCAGAAAGAAATAGCTGTGTTAGAAAAAAGAGTAGCAGTATTAGAATCTAGCCTTAATGAATTCAAGATTACAATACAAAACCCACTAAAAAATTAAGGAGGTATCATGGCTTTAGATAAAGAGAAGATTAAAGAAGAGTTAAAAGAATTTTCTGAAGATGCAGCAGAAGTTATTGGAGATGCACTTAAAAAACATTTCTGGAAATCTGTGAAAGCAGCATGGAAAGGTTTTTCTGTTATCCAAAAACTATATGTAGTTGCAATTTTTGGAGCTTATTCTTATTTACTATATTGGATCTAAACTATTTTTTTAATCCAGTTGCCATTGTCATCAAGGACCATTGGCAATAGTTTAGGAATACCATCTATAATAATTCCACAGCCTAGTATGAATCTAGTTTTAAAATTTTTAGCATAGGCAAATGCTAGGCTCTTTTGATTTATAAGACATCCTACATTCATACCCCAAAATAAGTTGTCAGGGTTAGCCCACCATGATACTAAAAACTTAGTGTGATAGTGGCCTTGTACTGTATTCATGCCCATAGATTGTGATACTTTAAGTACATCTGCAGCTTTGCCATGTGTAAATAAACAGCGTCTACCATTAGACAATGTAATAACAAGATCATCTACCCAAGTCCATTTCTTTGTACCTAAAAACTCACCATATGTTTTGAGAAATTGTCTGCTCATGCCAGACTTCAATGCCCTACGATATACC